CTTCTTCATCACTTATCTCTCTTAGCTCAGCTAATGCTTCAACTTCTGAGATCATACCCATCTCTAGGCTATTCTGAACTGATTTCTCAATCTCTTCTACAGACTTAAATGCACGAGGAGGAGCGTACTTAACGCTAACTGTGATCTTCTCATTTAGTTTAGGACCAGTAAATTTCGGGGATACCTCATTTGTACCCTGCAAAACGTTATTCCAAGCAATGATTAAATCTAACTCAGACTGTTCGATCTGCTTAAATAAATCCGCATCCTCACTTGAGGCTTGAAATCGATCCAGTAAAGCCAATGCTCTATCTATTCCTGATGTATACTGCCTAGTCTGCCCTGATGTTATAGCTGATGTATCCTCGCCCTCTGCTGATAAGAAAAAGTTAATCGTTGCCTCTAACAATTGAAGGCTACCAGCCATATCAGGAGATGGAGAAACAAAACTAAACTCTGGCTTCATCTCTGGAGCTTTAGGATTTGGCTTTAGATGCAGCACATGATTAGGACCGATGCGCATGTTCTGTGGCAATTTCTCACTGACAATAACCGCCTGACTATAGCCCTGGAGTCTTGAGATATTACTAAGATCAGATAGCACTAAAGAAAAATCAATTGCGAATTCTGTTATGTTCTGCCCTCGGCGTACATAGAACTGAAAATCCTTCTCATCAGATATATCAATAAATGGTAGCATAGGAGCTATCGGATTTTCTTTTATCTCTGTTATATGTTTACCGAATCCATCCATTGTAAAATGCAATTCTGGAGTCCATACAACATAACGCTCCTGAGCACCTAGTCTATCATTAGGATCTGCTATCGTTTGATTTAGCCTATCGTTCTTATTATAGTCTTGATCTGTCTGAGATGTTGATCCAGGGGAGTTCATCTCATAGCTGGCTCTATTATCTAAATCCCAAACGTTTAGGATATAAGCATAAGCTTCCTCTGGATTATCTACATCTGGTATCACATCCAATTGCTGCATAGGAATAGCCTTCATTTTAAGACCACCTTTGCCATCAGGTATCATCATCGCTATGTTCTGTTGCTGTAATTTATAATACCTATTCGCTCTTTTATTATTAGTATTTACCCGCAGATATTTATAAAGATTTTCGAGATGCTCGATCTCTTTATCGTTTGCACCTTCAAACGTTCTCTCTGGTGGCTCTGCATATAAAGAGGCCTTATCATTTATGATCTTCTTAGATACATTAATGCTTAATACTTTACGCATCTCGTTTACTGTCTTATCAGAGAACTCATTTCTAAGTTTCTCCTCTACATATCTATCCTGCCGATCCCAGTAAATATCAAAACGCTTTTGCATCTCTCGTTTTCTAGAGATGTTCTCGTCGCTCTTAATCTCTTCTATTATTTTTCTTCTTACCGCTTGATTAGTAAAATCTGGGTTAGCCATTATCTCTCCACCATTGTTGCATCATCTTCAGCATCATCCATATCTATCTGATTACAAACTGCATAACCAATCGCAGTCGAGATATGTTGCGCCGCATAGCTGTCATCTTCTAAATACTGAGCGCCTTTTTTAAGTTTCGAAAAGCTAAGCCCGTCATGAGCATGAGGCGCATCCTTATAAACTAGAAGTCTACGCTCTCCTAGACTATTGCACAACATTCCGTTGACAATATTATGCCTTTCTCTTATGCGAGGGTTCGATCGCTGGACTATCATCTTGAATCTTATCTTCTTAGACTTATTATTTCTCGTGTTAGCCATGTATCTCTCTATGATCTCCCAATCATCATTATTCTGTCTAGTGTCTTTATGCTTACCCGTTGCATCTCCATCTATTAAATAGACTGTGTTGTAATCAAGTAAGCCTCTAGACATGAGCTCCTCACATGAATCCTCTGTGCGCATGCCCTCAACAACTACTTGATCGAAGATATGAAACACCCCTCTAACATATTGAATCAAGCACATAGATAGAGGCTTGCCCTTACCTATATTAAAATCCCAGCTCAGTATTACAGGAAAGTTATCGTTAACCCTATAGCTTGTATTCCTATAGTTAAGCTCCCTATCATACTGATGATAGATAACCTCAGTGACTATATCTACCCACTTCCCATAAATCATTCTCTCTGCTGTTCTTGGATCTAACGATTGCAGTAGCCCACGCACATAACCTTTTGGGAGGAATTTATTTTCTGTTGTTAGTGAATAGTAGACATGTCTATTTGGACCACTAGGGGAGATGAAGTATTTAAAATGCTCTGACGACGGGCTACCTGGGTTTGTTAACGAACAAATCCAATTCTCTTTTATGTGAGGCAAACGACCTACTCGCATCTTGATCTCATGATAGAAATCTAACGTATCATTCTCAGTTAGTTCCTCAATTACTGCGCAGCTAAGTTCCAATGATCTAACTTTTTCATAATTACCGTCTGCCCAAGAATATGGGATTATAATGCTGCCATTTTCAAATTCTATAATCCCTCTGTGCTTATTAAACGAATATGATATATCTGTAGCAAGGTGATCTAGGACCTTTTTTAATATAGTATCTTTTAACGATGGCATTGATCTTCTGCCTAGAAGGGCCTGCGCATTACTATACATCAAGCAGTGAGTTACAATTAAATGAGCACCGAGCAAACTCTTGGCACTTCCCACGCTCCCCGATAACAATAGTTCATGCACCATGCCTTCTGAATAATCAAAATTCTTTCTGATATCCTTGATAACTCTTAATTGAAAAGGAACTTGAGCAGGGTCAAATTCTGTTAATGTTGGCGTACTTCCTTGCATTAATCTTCATCATCTATTTTATAATTTAGAATTATAGGAGCGTTTGTTGCCAACTCTACTTTATCTTTATTTCCATAGTCTTTATGAAAGCGAGTCTTTAAAGCAAAAAGCAATAAAGTATCGCTACATAGCCTCGGATCAAATCCAGGGATATCTTCACCACCTATTTTTGCTAAAAGTATTTTCTCAAATCTCTGCTGCCCTAAAGCTTTGCCTTCCTTAATACTGTCGGAAAAATTTGGGAAATCTTTCATCCAAGCATAGACTGTATCCCTGCAAACTCCGCATTCTGCCGCAACTCCCGCCATTGAATAGCCTAAAGCTAAGGTGTCTTTTGCTATCTCACAAAACTCTGGTTTATACACTCTCGGACGGCCTCTTGACATTTATCACCCCTTGACTTCTTCACTGTAACTTATTTTTTCTGAATCTTCCAGGTCTAGAGGGAAATCTGCTTTTATCTTCGCAACCAATAAACAATTAGCACATTTCTCCCTACCGTACTCACCATGTTTTTTAGCGCACGCTAACTCTAACGCATCAACTAACCTATACATAGTTAGCTTCATTTTCATTTTACTATGAGCCATAGAAATCATCTGGCTCATAGTATAAAGCTTTGGTTCTTTATTTTTTTTATTCATTATTAATCTCGGGCGCAGTGCGATCCCCTAGCCCCTTTGGCGATGGATCGTGAGGGTTTGGCTCGGGCGAGATTATTTTTAATAAATGTATTTTCATTACAGCTACCACCACTTAAGAAAAATATATTATTTATGTGATGCTAATACATAAGTGAGCCTCGTTGCAAGGCTCTTAAAGTCTAAGCATGATTCTGCTAGTGAAGGGATTTATCGGATTCTGTCATATCAGTAAAAAGCGTTTGCTTTCCCGCTACAACATCATCCAACAAACTATAGAGGCAGCTAACATATTCCTCCTCATCCATTGGAGAGGAACTACTAACTGTGAGAACAATAGTTTTCAGTGACTCATCCTGAGCTATCTCAAAAATAATCTCATCCTCATCTATCATCATCAACCTTTGCTAAGCTTAAAATATCATCGAAGTCTATGCGTATCGGCGAGACGCCATCTGTAGGGTAGGTTGCTCTAATATTTTCACCAAATTCTATCGTGTACTCTAGACCTTCATCTAGTAGCACCAGGGCATACTTAAACTGAGTGAATAATTGGAGCACCCTCCCCTTACCGAAAGAAGTGATCACCGTTGCGCCTTTTATTATCTGTAGAGTTCTAAGGAGCTTAGTATCCAAAATTCATCACCGCAAGCGTCCTTTCCCTTTTCTTAGCATCTGTCTTATCTTGAACTTTTTGATGATATTCGAACAAAGGATATTTATTGTTCTCCCCTGAAACTTTGCTTATGAAATCCGCAGCACTAATAGTTTGTCCATAACCATATCTCCCATTGTTCGACTTTATCCTGAATAAAGTACCATTATTGAGATCTAAATATACGGTTTTCCTCATGTATTTTATTGTTTTTCTATACCACAGCCATTCATAATTATAATCGTTGTCCTTATACCAAGGCTTCCGAGTCGGCTTATAGTATCTAAAATTCTTAGCAAACTTTTCTGCATTAATGATCCAAATCATTTTTCTATAGTTACACTCCCTAGCACAGCTACCTCTACATTCTTTTCAGGAAAGACACTTTTCCACGCCCTATGCCATTCAGTCTCCCCTTCTGAGTAAGAGCATTCAGAGCCCGTATCGTGCGCCCAGTGCCAAGTATTTATATCCCCACACTTAGCTATAACCTTATCGCCACAGCCAGGGCAGGCAGCTATCAGCCATTTTTCAGGGGTAATCCTCCCTTTAATTATATGGGTTGCATAGAGCACTAAGAGACTCTCCCCTTATATTGCTCAAATTTATATGCAGCGTATAAATTAATTAAAGACTCCTCTGGGATATCGTAAACAACCGACATTTTCTTAGCCATCTTCGCTGGTAGAGCTATTTTTCCATCTTCTATGTTATAGACGAAGTTTCTGGAGGTAGATCCAAGTTTTTTTGCAACATCCGTTGCTGAGAGCCCAAGCCCTATCCGAACTTTCTTAAGCAAAGCCCCATTAGCTTTTAGCGTATTATCATGCATCGGTGCCGTGTCCTTGTTGTGGTTTAAAGTACACTTTTTTAGTTCCTTTTGCCTAAAAAATAAAGCCATTTCTATTCTTAATTGCAGCGCATAGCATTAATTATTAGGGGAGCTAGCCTCCTTCCAGCCTGTGATCCGCAAATCCATAAACCGTAAGTTTTTCCTATTTAATACAATATTTAAAAAACACCTGTTTTATACCCCTTTTTCTTCTTTTTTACTGTACTGATTATAATAGAAAAAAGAGGTACTAAGGTACAGGATCTTGTATAAATTTAATATCATTGGCTTTTTCCAAGAACCTCAAATTTGATCCGCAAAATTATGAACCGTAAATGAGCAGCGCATTGCAGTTATCCACATTGAAGTGTGGATGCTCCTGAACCTTAAAATCCTAACCAAGATACTTAACGGTACACTAATTAATGCTTTATTTTCTCAAAGAGGCTTACGTCAAAATTATCATCAACAAAAGAGAATCCAGCTATTCCCTTTTTTCTTTTCTTATCTTGAATAACTCCATCGCAATCACAATAGCCAATTCTATAGGAATCTTCCATAGCAATTCCACGACCTCGATATTGGCTTTTAAAATAAAGTGATGCTCTTTTGGCAAAGACCCTAAAAGATGTTGGTTTCATTTTCTCTTCTTCACATATATTTTTGTATTTAGCGTAAATTACTCGACTACTTAAAAAGTAAGAATCAACGGCATCCTCCATCCTCATATATGTAGATAGAAAATAATAAATGCTATCACTGTCTTTTTGATACTCATCTATCGAGTCATCTGTAACGCTACTCGTTGCGAATGCATAGTCATTCTCAATTAGGTCATCAAGCCCTTTTAACGCAAAGTTCAAAACTCCGCTCATCTCCCCTTTAATTAAATCGTCTATATTAGCCTTCTTTTCAGACTGTTTAATCGTATGGTTAAATGGAATTATTACGAGTCGTCGCAACATCCCATCGGAATCATCCTTAAAATTTGGCAGCTTATTGCAAGCAAAGACAACCCGAGCGTTGATTTGCAGATCCATTTCAGGCTTACCTTTGTGGGCAGCTCTTACATACCCTCCAGATACAACGTTCTTAAAGGCCTCTGGATTAATGTTAAATTTAGGCGTTTCATCTATAAGGTTTACCAGCTTGCCATCGAGTGAAATCATACTAAACGGTTTATCAAAAAGAGTCAGAGGGACCATGGAGGCATTTGACTCCCCTACTAGATTCATCAGGGCCGTCAGTATTGTGCTCTTGCCGTTGCCGCCACCGCCATAGAAGATAAAAGCCTTATGAGCTATAGGTCTGCCTCCAACTATACAATACCCGAAAACCTGGGCTATAAGCCTCTTAAGATCAGCGTCCCCGTTGGTGGTTAGGTCTAAAGCTTTTTCAAATTCAGGGCACGAAGCTTTAGTATTATAATTATGATCTAAGCAGTATTTAAGAAAATTATCAGGGGAGTGAGGCTCCAGAGTTCTCCGCTTTAAATCCAGCAATCCGTTTGCGCAATTAAGTACGCCAACAGGCTCCTTGCGCTCAGCGAAATCCGTAAAGCTTCTTATTAGGGCTTTATGATAATAATTATTTACAGCATTTGGAGCTGCTTGTTTTTTTAAAAAGCCATCTATTATGTTCTTTAAATGTAGAAAGCTTATGCTTTTATAATGTGTTTTAAACCACAGATACACGAGGCTATCGTCACACATTAACTGTTTTTCTTTTACCATGAACCTTGATAGAGCATCATAGTCAGGCATCTCTTTCGTTGAGTTTTTAAGCTCAATTTCATAAGTAAACCCCTCCTGCATCGTTGGGTATTTCTCCAAAAGCCTAGCCTGATCATCGAGCTGTCTTTCTAGAGACTCACGGCCCTCTATGCAAAATAAATCATTAAAATCAGTTGGCTCCCCCTCTGGAGAGTTAAACTCTGGGAATATAGACCTGATACCTTGCTTGTTTTTAAGCTTTGAGGCTATTTTAAACCCCGTATTTGTTTTCTTAAACTGATCATTATCAGCCAAGTTTATAATTTCAGTTTTTGGGAATTTAGTTCGAAGCTCTTCGCAGACGGGTAAAAGATTGCCAGAGTTAAAGGCTACATAAACTGGATAATTTAGAAAGTCAGAACAGGTCGCTCCCGTAGCTAGACCTTCGCAAACATAGATAACGCTTGGTGCCTCCTGTTCATTTATGGCAAAAAAAGTACCTTTTATTTTTCCGCCCTTTTGAAACAGCTTCGTTCCATCTAAATATATTTTCTGAATAGATAATATCTTTCCCTCTATGTCCGTTCTTGGTACTACGACATAACTAGTATGCTCCCCTGAATAAAACTTAGTCCCGTAAGTCTGCTGGAGGCGTTTTTTTACAAAATAAGAGTTATGTTTAGGATCAAAGTCTACTGCTTGATCCCATATCCACGCTGCCTGTTTAGCAGCTCTCCCATGTTCTTCTTTTCTTTTTTGCTCACTATCAGAAATAGCTTTATCCACTAGCTGGTTAAAAACCTTATCGGTCTCAACTGACTCCTCGTAGCTTTTCCAAACCCAGCGCATGCTTTCGTCTCGCCAGTTTCCAACTACAACGGTCTTAAATTCTTTTCCGTCTATTACAGTAGAAAAAGCAACGTACCAGCCAGGTTTTTTTGCACTACCAGTTTCTCCGTACCTGTGAATTTCGCCATCAAAAAGAATAGCGCTGTTTATACCATGATCAGTCTGGAAGTTATAAAGATCCAAGAGCCCCCCTTATGCATATCTGTTAAGTAAGCAATTAATACGGTAAAAGATAAACTATAGCCAACTATTTAATAGTAATAATTAAATTACCTATATATAGTGTTTGCGCCGCAATATGCGCCCCGCATTGATGTTTCTGCATCATGCCCTATTTTTAGTTTGCACTCCCCTCTAATTGATATAGGGTAAGCGTTCTAAACAAAAGGAGATGTGGTGTCGATATGGCTTTAAGAGTAGCGCAGAGAAAATCTGCAAAAATGAAGATAAATTTCTCAGGGCTATCTGGATCTGGGAAGACTATGAGCGCTTTAAAATTTGCACGAGGATTGGTCGATGACTGGGGAGAAATAGCCGTCCTAGATACGGAAAATAGTTCAAGTGAGCTATATGCAAATCTCGGCGGGTTTTTAGTGCAGCCTTTTAAGCCCCCTTACTCCCCTCAACGATTCTGCAAAGCTATAGATTATTTTAAAGATAACGGTGTTAAGTGTATGCTTATTGATAGTGCAAGCTCTGAATGGAGTGGCTCGGGGGGGATTATTGAGATCCATGAAACTCTTGGCGGAGGCTTTAGGCAGTGGGCGCAAGCAACGCCTATGCACCAAAAATTCGTAGACCATATTGTTCATGCAGATATGCATATGCTTACAACTGTTAGAACAAAAGCAGACTACTCTGTTGATAAAGATCAACAGGGGAGAAACCGAATTCGTAAAATAGCTATGAAACCCGATCAAAAAGATAACTGGTCTTACAATTTTTCGATTAGTTTTGATATAGATCAAAACCATATGGCTACTATTGATAAGAATAGAACTGATTTATTCTTAGATGATGTCCCTTTCTTTATAGATGAGGGTACGGGGAGGCTGGTACGTGAGTGGAATGAGTCGTGCTAGAGGAAGACATTGTTAGGTTTTTCGATAAGGTCTCATATTCTGATGATTGTTGGGAGTGGACTGGTGGAGTTAGTGGCAGTGGTTATGGTGTCTTTTCTTTAAAAGGGAAAGCTCGCTCTTCGCACCGAGTATCATATGATTTTTTTTACGAGGAGGATTGCGAGGGTATGAATGTTTGTCATGATTGTGACAACAAATTATGTATTAACCCATTTCATTTATTTTTGGGGACGGCCAAGGATAATATCCAAGATATGGTGTCAAAGAACAGGCATCGCAGTCAAATTAAGAAACACTGCGTGAATGGACATGAATTTACAGAAGAAAACACCATAATATGGGGCAGGGGCAGTCGTGTGTGCTTAGTATGTTATAAGAAACGACGATTAGCTGCTAGAGATGAAGACAATAGAAAAAGAAGAGAGAAAAGAAAACTTAAACAACCAAGAAAGGAAACAAAATGAGTTTTATAGACTTACTAAAAAGATCAACAGCACCAGAAGGTGGGGCATTTGCTCCGATGGCAACAGGCACTTATATAGCGACGATTGATGATGTGGGGATTAGCTTTAATGATAGCCCTCCTACAGGATCATTGAAGTTTAAGATTAAAGAGGGGGAGTTTGCAGGGCGCATCGTATGGCGTAACTGGAAACTAGGGGATACAGGCCTTGGTTACTTTAAAAAAGATATTAATATTTTAGGCATTGATGTTGAGGCGTTATCTGATGAGCAGGCTTTAGCTGATAAATTGTATTCTGTCGTTAATAAGACAGCTGAGATCTACGTCAAGTGCGTGCCGAAAGATAGTGGCGACGGGCAGTGGGAAAATGCTTATTTAAATAAGTTGTTAGCTGCTGGTACTCCTACAGCTGGTGCGCCTGCTTTTGCAGAAGAAGATGAATTAGGATTTTAATAAGTCGCATACGCCTGGTGCGTTAGCCTTTATGGGATCACTCTGGGCTGGTTATGACACCGCATGATTAAGTACGAGGCGTATGCGCATTTTTATGGAGACAATAGTATGGATACAGATGAACAAGAGAAGGCTTATTTTAAAGAGCGTATATCGTTACTCGAGCAGCAGGTTGCAGGCTATGAACACAGCTATAAGAAACTGCTCAAGGCTTTTAGAAAGTTAAGCGACGAGCTCACGACGATAAGCGAATACTCCCCGACAGACAAAAAAGAAAATAATGGTTCTGTTTCTAATTAGCGTGGCCGTGCTGATCTTTATTCTGTGGCCTAAGAACGCTTGGCGTGATTACGATAATGATAGAAAGTTTAAGTAAGTATTTTATACAGCTGGCGAGAAATTTACCATTAGAATAATCCTCCCTGGGTTTTCTTTTGCCAATTTGTTCAACTCGCTGGCTGTGTTTTTTTTAAGGAGCATGCGGATGACATTAAAAGAAATCCATCAAGCTTTAAGCAACGGGAAAAAGTTAACACGAGTAGGGCTTCCTCCTGAGTGTTTTGTTCATATTGTTAACGACAAACTGTGCTGCGAAGAAGGCAAGCCTTGCGGGGTTTATTTTAGAGATCCGGAAGATTGGTCTGTCTGCCAGGAGCATGAGGAGTGTTTACTATGACCACCAAACTTAAAAAGAAGAGAGAAGCCTGGAACCAATTCATAGAGGGAGGAAAAGATGAAGCCGATAAGTAAACCAGATGTAGATATTGCTTGGTTTTTAATTGATCCAATAATGGAGCGAAGAAAAAATTACTTTAATACTTGGTTTGACGAGAGGATACGCCCCCTAAACGAGATGATTGAGAAGGGGGTTGAGGTTCAAGGCATAATCACAGACAAATATACAAGTAAGCCTACTTTTATATGGAATGACTCCAGTATAGCAACCCACAAAGCCCTCCTTATAAACATAGAGCCAATCAGGCACGAGTCGGCTATTGAAGTTCTTAGAGAGTTAGTTAGTTAGTTAGTTAGTTAGTTAGTTAGTGCTGGAAATGAAGGTCACAGAGAATATGGGCAGACGAAGCCCTCAAACGAGCCAAAGAGATTAGGGGTGAAGGTGAGTCTTAAGAATTTTATAACAGGCAAGAGGAGTCTTGGCGCTAACGATAGATATTGCACCGACGATCGAGGTTTGATTTGTCGCGGCAGTAAGTCAGATTTAAAAACAGCGGAGCCAGATATTTGGATAGACCTTGTTACGCAAAAAGCTTACGACCAAGTCAAAAAAGAACGCGCAGAGCTTGAGTGGAAACTTGAGGTTGCGGTCGAACATTTAACAGAGATAAAGACTATGCATTTTCAAAATAACAGTGCCGAGTTTGAGGTTGCTTGTGTCGGCTTAACCTTAATCGAGAAAGGAAAGCCGTCATGACTGGGGAAGAGAAGGCGATAATATTCTGTGTTCCAGAAGATTGCTTATTCGATACAGTAGATAAGTCTATGGCTATTTTTCCAAATGATGCAGTTTCTTTTATGGTGTCGGAACATGATTATCTTTTGCTAGAAACCAAATGCAAACAGCAGCGAGAGGCGATTGAGGTTTTAATGGAAGGTTTAAATAAAGTAGTATGTAATCCCTATATTCAATATGGTCATGGTAAAAATAGTCCCGTATCAGAACTTACTCACCAATATAAAATGGGCGTCACAGATGGGCACCGATTAGCTCGGACGTGGGCAGACGAAGCCCTCAATAAGGCGAAAGAGATTAGAGGTGAAGATGGATAAAGTAGACAGAGCCCTAGAAACCAAGTGCAAGCAGCTTGAGGCTGAAAGAGATGAAAGCTGGCAAGACTCTAAAGATTGGCAAACAGCTCTTTGGAAAAGTGAGCATGAAAACAAGGAACTAAAGGCGAGTAACAAAGACCTCGTCGAGGCGCTTAAGATTGCAGTTAATACCATCGATACTTGTTGGTGTGGAGTGAATGAAAATCGTACCCCCCAAGGTACAAAAACATGTGAATACGAATGATTTATACCCGATAGGGTGCGGGATTTTAACAGTATCAGGGGGTTCCGGAAAAAAAACGGAAGTAGTGTTACAAGTGATTTTAACAATTTGTGTCTACCGAAAAAGACGCAACAAGCTTTGTGTATATTATTTATTTGATTAATAGACACTACTTAACAGTAAAGGGACATTAAATATGGAAAATAGAGAGCTTACACCAGAAGAATATGCAGATAAATGTACTTTAAAGTTAGCAGAGGCCATGGTCATAAATGCAAACCTTAGAAAAGCGGGTGAAGGTTTATTTCTGAGAATGGATTATTTTATGGGTGATACGGACCCCTTAGATGATCAGGACGAAAATGTACTGGCTTGTCAGGCATGGCGTGAAGCTTATTCACTAAAAACCAAAACTAATTAACAGAGAAGGACGACATGAAAACTATACGATATTATGTTTGTGGTAGATATGAAGATGGCACCGAGGATGTTTTCGAAACATTTTTAAATTATGAAGATGCTGAAAAATATTTAATTGGAATGAGTTATGATGCTGAAGAGTTTTATATTAGAAAAGTTTGGGTCAATAAATAACGAGTTTATTAACAGATTATGTTTGTCCAGAAGGGGGTAACAGAGGGTAAAAGGTGTGTGACGAATTTGTATTCGGACCTCAATAAATACAGAAAATAGGCGCATCTCCCTTTTTTGGGCAATTTTTTATTAATAGCAACGGAAACTTAACAGAGGAGAAGGCCGAATGGCAAAGTTACATCAGTTAGATAAGCACAAGTATCTTAAACCTATCGAGGTTGTAGAGCTTGAGCAGATTCTAGACAATGCGAAACGTAAGGACGCAAGAAACGTGCTTATGATTCGGCTACTATTAAAAACAGGAGCTAGGGGTTCTGAGCTACTAGCTGTTAGGCCAATGGATCTCCATGTTGAAACTCACTCGGTATTTATTAGAGGACTTAAAGACGGTAAAGACAGAGAGCTACCTGTTCCCTACAAGCTATTCCAGCAATTGTACGACGAGGCCAGTGGCCCAAAAGATAAGCCAATATTTCCTATAGCTCTGAGAACTCTGCAAGGTATCTGGTATGATATTAGGCCAGTCGAAAAGAAGCTACATAGTCTGAGGCATACTTTCGCATACAATTTGTATAAACAAACGAAAGACATATTGCTCGTCAAAATGGCATTGGGCCATAGAACAGTTCAATCTACTATGATTTATTTAGAGCATTTGTATGAACAAGAAGCGTTTGAAAGGTTGGTATTGGTAAATGGATAAAATAAATATCGATGA